GTAATCATATCTAATGACTGAGAAACTTCACTTCTACTAGTATCAGATGCATCAAAATTATTTTCAATGAACTCATTCATAGATGGATATTTTAATTTCATTGAAAGATTATCATCAAGTTTAACAATATTTGTATGATTTTTATCTTTCTGAACTTTGATAGAATCAATATCAATTTCCATCTGAACCTGTGTCACTCCATCATCAGGACACGTCACATTCACCTCCACAGTTTCACCAACTGATTTAGAACGTACATTCAAAAACAAATATTCAATATCAAAAGTAGAAAGTTTTTCAATCTTAATTGTTTTTGTAAGAATACAATTATTCAATATATCAATAATGGCAGAAGTAATCTGCTTCATATCATCAGATTCCATGGCCATGACTAATATCTTTTCTTCTCTTACTAGAAAAGGACGATATTTAATCTTTTTTCCATTAGAAGGTAATACCAACTCAAATGTTGGGGTATTAATTTTTGGTAAAGGCATAATATATTATTAATTTGTATATTATATAGTCAGTTAATCTTAACCTATAACTGTTTCTAATCCTTCGGGAGATAATATTTGCTCTGCCTCTAATTGAGAATATCCACCATCATCCATAAGTGCTTGAACTTCGGGTTCAATAGGTAAACTGGATCTAGTGAAACTATTATCAAACAAAGTACGTGGCACGTCATCAAAATCACTTAAAGGAGAACTAATATAACTTCCTTTAGGATTCACAATATAACGATCATAATTGAAAGTAACACTAACTCTTAATAAATCGGCATCTCCATATGATACTGGAATAGTAGTCATAGTCTTCGGAAAAGCATTGATAAATTGATAATCTATCTGACTTGTAATATCTTTCTCAAACTTAGATATAAACATTGTCTGTACTTTATAATCATCAGGATATCTGTATCTCTTATAATAATTATCACGTAACTCATTAATTTGATTATGAGATCCACTTGAAATAAAATCCATCCAACCTTCGAAAATTCTTAGATTAGTATAATCAGTATCAATATAAAAAGTAAAATCAATATCAGTATATAAACGAGTGTGTGCAAACTCTTGAGGCACTCCCATAAAATTATCTGTTACTTCACCAGTTGCATATGATGTAGTTGGTAATACTGCATCAGAACAAAGAAGACCACTCTTTCTTGATAGAAAATTACTTGGATTTTTTATTCCAAGATATCCACCCAAATATTGTAATATTTCAGGTTTTAATGAAGAAAAACTTACAAGATACTGATTGGATTGTGAAATTTTACCAACCAGATCTTGCACTTGATTCATCGTAATACTTTGTACAAGCCTATTAGCCACTCTAAATACCTTATAAGATTCTTTTATTATTAGTTATTTAGATGACTTACAAAGGAAAATTCAGACCAAAGGTTCCAAATAAGTATCGAGGAGATTATACAAACATAATATATCGCTCTTCGTGGGAACTGAAATTCATGAAATACTGTGATTCTAATGCGAATATATTAGAATGGGGAAGTGAAGAAGTCATAGTTCCATATCGTTCACCTATTGATAATAGATATCATAGATATTTTCCAGATTTCTATATTAAAGTAAGAGAAAGCACAGGAAAAATTAAAAGAATGATAATTGAAATAAAACCCCAAAAACAATGTGTAGAACCAAAAGTTCAAAAAAGAAAAACAAAGAGTTATGTATATCAAGTTTGTGAATATGCCAGAAATCAAGCAAAATGGGAAGCAGCAAAAGAATTCTGTGAAGATAGGCAATGGGAATTTAAAGTACTCACAGAGAATGAACTGGGTATAAAATAATGAGTCGTATTAAATCAGTAAGAGACAATTTAATTGGAACTGAAGATGCTGATGATTTGATGTTTGAAATTATAAGTGTTCTAAGTGAAGGTGATAAAATTCCAGAAGTAGGTAATTTTTATGTATTTGTTTATAATCCAAAAACACCTAACATTACATATGATCAAAATCCATTAGTAGCCGTCACTGAAGTTTTAGAATGGGGATTCCGTGGAATCAATTTTCATTGGGGTCAACCTCGTCAATATACATGGAGTGAAGTAGCAGGAGGTCTCTATCAAGTATATGATAATGAGTTAAATGACCTTGATGCAATACCTTTCTCTAAAATTCTCATAAATAGATAAAAAAGAAATATAATGCCACAAACTGTTCTTCGATATCCATTAAAAGTATTCACAGAAGAAACTGACTATCTACAAATAGATGTGCAGGAATATGTTCCTATTGGAAGTGGAAGAGGAGCTACTAACAACTTTCAATCTCTTACATCTGCTCCTGAAGATAGATTTAGAAGAAATAGTACTAAAAGACCCATAAGCACTGTATTGTTACCAATACCAGCAAATATTCAAGATGGTAATGCTGTTAGTTATAATGATGATCAATTGAATAGTCTTACTGCAGCAGGAGCTGCTGGTGCAATGAACTTCATGAAAGGAAGTGCTGATGCTGGATTGAATTTTGAGAAACAAAAAGCAAATTTTGAAAGATCTGTACAAGGTATTGTTAATGATTCAGGAGTTAATATAGATGTTGCTAAAAGTTTAGTAAACAAATACTTGGCAGGTCAAGCAGTAAGTTTATTTGGTGGTAATGTAACATTACAACAATTATTAGCAAGACAATCAGGAGAAATATTTAATCCAAATATGGAACTTCTCTTTAATGGTCCTACATTAAGAGCATTCAAATTTTCATTTAAAATGATGCCAAGAAATAGAGATGAATCAGATCAAGTTAAAAATATCATAAGAACATTTAAGAAAAATATGTCACCTAAGACTGGACAGACTCGTGCATTTCTAGACACACCAAATATTTTTGAATTAAGGTATAGACAAGGAAGAACAGAGCATAAATTCTTGAATAAATTTAAACAATGTTTCTTACAAGATGTATCAGTTAATTATACTGGTGAAGGCAATTATGCTACTTACGGAGATGGAACACCTATCTCTATGATAATGGACTTAACATTCAAAGAACTTGAACCAATTTATGATATTGATTATGAAGATCCAATTACAAAATTACCAAGAGACAATACAGTAGGTTATTAAAATGGGATATTTTAGAGAACTACCAAATTTAGATTATCAATCATTCATACCCAAAGATAAAAATGGATCTGGTGATTATATACGTGTAAAAAATCTTTTCAGAAGATCTAAAATACGTGATGACTTACAAAATGTTTTTACATTATTCAATAAGTACCAGATAAAAGAAGGTGCAAGACCCGATAATGTTGCCGAAGAATTTTATGGTAATCCTGAATTAGATTATGTTGTTATTATTACTGCAGGTATTATTAATATAAGAGATGAATGGCCACTATCAAGTAAAGAATTATATAACTATTCTCTTGATGTTTACGGAGATTACTTAACTGATGTACATCATTGGGAAACAAAAGAAGTAAAAGATCTGAACGGTAAATTAATTTTACCAAAAGGAAAAATAGTGGATTCTACATTTACAATACCAGATCCAGATTTATATAATAATACATTAAATCCCGTAGCATCTGTTACTAACTATGAATATGAAACAATGAAAAATGATAAGAAAAGATCAATCTATCTTTTAAAAATAGAATATCTACAACAATTCTTGAATGATTTTAGAAATGAAATGATTTATTCTAGATCTTCTCAATATGTAAACGACAACATAATTAAGACGGAAAATACTAAAGTTACAATACGATAAAAAAAGGGGTCTTAACGACCCCTTTGTTATATTATTCTGATGCCAGTTGAGCAAAATACGATAATGTATCATCATCGTCTTCAGTAGGTGCTGTTGACACAGCAGCAGAAACTAATTGTTCTGCTGAACCACGATTGTCATCTTCATCAACAGTTTCTACATCTTCACGAACTGCAGTTGTCTTATTACCAAGAACATAACCAAGACGCTTCTTCAATTCATCATAAGACTTGAACTGATCCGCAGCCACAAACTCATGAAGAGAACTTTCTTTCTTCCAGAGTGCTTCGAGTGCATCATCGTCATCCAATAAAGGAGTAACAGGAGTGAACTCAGAAGAGTCATAATTTCTATAACCAGCAACGTTCTTTGCCTTCAATTTGAAGTTTGCACCTTGCCAGAAATCAAATGGATCAATTGCTTCTTCGTCCTCAAACTCAGGTTGCATTGCTGCAGTAAGTTTGTCAAAGATTTTCTTCCCATACTTGTATAGAAATACTTTACCTTCGTTCTCAGGATTTGC